GTTTGAAAGATACATCACCCTCACCGACATTGAATTCAAAACCTTTGAACTTGTCGTTGAAGACTTCTTCTGTCTTCTTTGCAAAGAACTCTGAGCGCTCCATCTGCTGCTTTTGCATTTCCTCGGTGTCTTTGGAATACTTCTTGAAAGCCTCGTAGTTACCTTTTTCATTTTCTGGAACAAAGCCTTCTCTTGACTCAAGAGGGAGCTTGTACTGTTCTTTCTGTTTATTAAAGTACTCTTTGGCCTTGGCAAGATCTTTTTTCATTGCGATCTGTTTTGACTTCACCTCCTTGGCGTCGTCGTAGTCTTCGTTATAAGCGTACCTGCTCTCAACCTCGAACTTGATGTCCTCATCGTCTAGGTCAGGATTGGTCTGCTTAAGATACTCGACTAACAAATCATTGGCGGGAACTGCATCGTAGTCCTTGTTAATTTTAACAAAGTCTTCAAATCCGCGGCCCGTATCTCTCTTGAACTTCAAGAATGCTGACACGTCCTCCGGCAATTCCTCGGCCTCTTTTCTTGCGGAAAACAACTCGTCTACTGAGTTGATCTCCTTGTTGTACCGATTTTTAAGATATGTAAGAACGTCTGTGTCTTCCAATTCTCTTGGGTTTGCCCCCGGAGTCTCTTCAACACTTTCTTTTTCAATCGTGCCATCCGATCCCACCACTGTGGTCTCTACTGGCGTTTCCTCTGAAGAGATGCCATTCTTCTCTTCGTGTTCCTTTAGTAGTTGTGCCTCGATTTCTTGAACGGATTTCTCCTCATCAAAAGAGACAGAACGCACTTTAAATTCGTTTGTCATATTAGATTTAATTATTTGGTCACAAATTTACGAATAAATGTGACACACTATTTTGGCTCAAATTTACCTTATGCATATACCAAGTGTGTCTTATTTTTTCTGAATCCTGTTAAGAAATTATTCAGCGTACTTTTGTTTATTCCATAACATTCAGCAGCCTCTTTGATACAATCATAAAAAACACCATTCTGATTGTTTACAATGACCCTAGCCTTGTAATGATTGGCCCCCGATTGGCTTTTACCTCTTTTTTCAAGGATCTCTTTTGGTATCTTTCTTCCTTTTAACGCCTCAGATATTTTTCGTGCCGTTTCAGGAGAACAATATTTATTCTTGTTAGATTCAGATATCTTGCGTCTCGTTTCTTCTGATACCGGCCTTCCGATTAGTCCTTTAGATATCTTAGCCCTACTTTCTTCAGTATGTCTAAAACCTATTAAAGAATTTGATATCTTTGATTTCATCTCGTCAGACAAAACCTTTTGTAATGACTCAGTTGAAACCAATACGCAGTTTAACCCTTCTTTACCGAGAACATCATAAAGGTCCTGCCAATGCCTTTCTCTTTCATTTAGCGACTCGGCTGAGCATTCCTCTACTATTTCAAACACGTGATTGTCAACACCGTATTTAATAAACGAATTGTATATCCTTAACTGTGGTTTACACTTAAGCCTCTTGTAGGACGAAAATCTATAATCAATATCTGTAGACTGTCCTATATACACACGGCCTACTGGAGATGTTATCTTATATATACCTATCATCTTGGTTCAAAAGATGCCAAATCAAAACCGTCAAGCGAATCTTCTCGACTCTCGAAGTCTACCGGTGGCAAGTTGTTTTTTCTTTGCTCGATCAACTTTGATTGCTGTGTATTTTGTAAAGATACTCGTTTATCCTTTGCCTCTTCCTTCATCTTGTCCTTTTCGGTTAGCCCCTGCATGTCGGCGCCCTTTAGCTGCATGTTCATCTGGAACTCCTGCTGCATAAGGCCTAACTTGATCTGTGCCTCTTGCTGCATTCTCTCCACGTCGAACTGAACCTCTGCCCTCTTGATCTCGATCTTAGACTGAGTCTCTGCTTGGATCTGTTGCATTTTGGCCTCAGCTGTAGCGTTAGCAGCCTCGATGTTCGCCTGCGACTGGAACTGAGAGATCTGCTGCTGCTTCTCCATCTCCTTCTTCTCTTTCTCCTTGCGCTTAACCTTCAACAACTGGTTGGCAAGCTTCAAGTTCTTGATCTCGCGGATATCGATCGCATCCTCTAGACCGATCTGGTCTCTAGACAATGCCATCTGGATATTAGCCTCGAGCTGTTGCTTCTCTTCCTCGTCTGGAGATACCTCGATAAAGATACCAAAGTCGTGCAGGTAAAGGTCCTTGATGCTCTCTAGGATCTGAACGTTATACTTGCCGATCTGGTTAGCGAACTCCTCACGGAAGTCAGCGTACTCCAAGATGTCAGACACACGTCCAGACACACAGGTCGATAGCCTTCTTGTGATGAAAAGAGCTGCGTCAAGGATGTGCCTTGTGGCGGTATTTGAGTTAGCGGCTGCTAATTTCTGAACACCAACTAGTGCGTCAGACGATGGCATAGAACCGTCACGAGCCTCGTTGAGTCCTGTAACGTCCCTGATCATAGACAGGTAATGGTTGTATGTACCGATCAAGCTAGAAATCTTAGCCTGACCAGAGTTAGAGTTTAGCTCTTGAATTGGAACACGTGCATTGTTGAACTCACCGTCAGATGTGTAGCTTCTACCGATAACACTACCGGTCTGGAAGTACATGCGTAGAGCGTCCTCTGGGTTGTAAGCGGCACCATTGCCTAGGTCAACGTCGGTAAGTCCGTCAGCGTCGATAAATACACCGTCTGGGACGATCTTAGTAAGTACCTGCTGCAGCTTGAGGTGAGTCATTTGAATCAGGTCGGCGAATGATATCATCCTGCGTACCAATGACTCGACAACGCCCTTGTACAAGCGTGGAGCACACATCACGTAGTTAGAGTATGCGTACTGAGACGCAGACTTTGGTCTTACCATGTTCTTGGAAAGCTCCCACTTGATCAAGTGGTTAGATCCCATCACAAGGATACCCTCGTACCAAACGTCGATTCTCTTCTCTACCTTCTCGAACCTGTCCTCTGGAGTTACCTCTGGATTAAAGTTCTCGTCCTTGCGGATAACTCGCTCTCCTCCGTTGTCCAAGAACTTCTTCTTGTATACGAATTTTTTGTCTGTCTTGTAGTTGAAATAAAGAAGCGTAACATTATCCTTGGAGAAGATGTCGTCCCTGTAAGGACGCATGATACCATAGTAGTTGTACCAAGCTGAACCTAGATTAGAAATCTCGTTCATCTCTTCCTTGGTAATGTCAGGCTTGATCTTGATCAGCTCTGTGATCGGGACCTGCTTTACCTCACCATAGTAAAAGCAATCGTCAAATGTTGGTGACTCGGTGTAACTGTAGACCAGGTTGGCCGGGTCAACGTACTCGACCTTAACACCTGCCCCGGGCAAAAAGTTGTGCTTTGCCCCACCCAGACCCAGCACTGCCAAGTCATAGTTGATTCTTTTCTTAATGTCTGCATAGTTGTTCTGCTCTAGGATCGTGTTGATCGCTTCTTCTTCGGCAATCTCGATGCTAGGCTTGTAATTTAATTGCATATAAAGCTGCAACTCTTCGTCGGTAGACGGCAAGTTTTCAACGTCTGTGTTGAAAGCGTCCACTCCGAACTGCTCCTTTGTCTGGAGCAAGAAGTCCTTTGCAACCATGTCGCCCTCAATCATGTCCTGGAACTGAGACCTCTTTTCAGCGGCCATCGCATCCTGTGCAACGGCCTTTACGCTGAAGTTTCTGTCTGCCATCCCGTTGACAACGATGTCAACGAACTTGGGTATGATTGGGACCGGGGTCCAAGATAAGTTTAAGTACGAAAGGTCTCCGTCGAATGACATCTCCTTCTTGTACTTCTCGACAGACTGCTCACCACGGGCGTACAAACGCAGGCGGTGGAACTCTGTCCACTGGTTGTAGAAACGGCAAGAACCCGCATCTCTGCGAAACCACTCGTACTGAATAGCACTTCCTATCTTTAGGCCATACTCTTTTGAGGCCTTTTCGGCATCAGTGGCCAACTGAGTTGGGAAGCTGCTTGGGCTTATTGCAATGGTTGGTTCTGTCATTATCTTATCAACTGGCTTTCGGAGCCTTTGTTATCGTATTGTGCAAATTTAACGCTTATTTTCGACTTCTGTACGGCCTTTAAATATAAGTGTTTTTGGTTAGCCATAATTGCAAGTCCAGAACTAATAGAAGCATCGTGCTTTGTACGGTTATTGATATCAAATCTGGCCCAGTCCTCAAGGGTCCTAGTGAAAGGCATAACCCCCATCTCGTCCGACGGACGGTAAGTTCCCTCCATGTCTATTCCCACGTGCTGCTCGATGTAACTTTCGATAGCCGATGCGTGAGCCTGCTTAATGTCCTCGGAGGTGTTGGGTATCCCCCCGATCTCTATCTCTGTCTTAGAGAGCTTCGCAATGGGCTTGTCGGGCCTGTTCGTAGCAAAGGCTCTGTATCCCCTATTCTTAAAGTGGTAAAGTAGTCTTGGCTTGTTATTCTCCGCCAGTACCGGCATGCCGTAGAAGACACACGCCATCAGTACGTCCTCGAAGAATATCTCCGCGGTCTGTGGCCTTGCAATGTACTCTAGGAAGAACTGATTGCACGGGCCGCTGTCCATGTGGAACTTGGTCATCCCGTGCAAAGATCCGTTAGACCCACCCCCGCCTACGGTGCCAGAGATATCGTAAGGGTCACATCCGAATGTGCCCATGTGCTCGTTGCCCGGCTTCTTCCTTCCGTTGATGTTGATGACATTGTTAGGCTTGTCTGGGAACCACGAGATGTAGAACCTGCCGGTATTCTCCGGCGTCCACACAACCTCACTGTCCTTCTCTCCGTTCTTCCAGTGAAAGTTGCCACGGGTGATCATCTGGCCCTTGATCATGGAGTCATTGTAATCGATCTGCTGGTATATCTTGGTCAGGTTGAACAGAGACTGCTTGCTCTCGTCACGGAATGCGTGAGACTCTGTGCGTGGGAACTGACGATAGAATTCGTTCAGTGCGTCCGAGTCAGACTTCAATGACTGTACCTCGTTCTCCCAGTAGTCGACAACGCTGTTGGATATCCATCCACCGTCTATCCCCTTGATCGGTTCCTCCGGCTTCTCTAGTACCGGCCATCCATGCTCGTCTATGAATCCCTCGAAGTTCCACTCCATTGGGATAAAGAGACCGTACAGACCGCTCTTTGTCTGCCCGTTCTGGCTTCGCTTCCTTGGGTCTGAGTCATTGTAAAGTACCTTGTACCCAGATCCGCCCTTGTCCATTGCGTTAGAGGTAGATCCCATCATGCACTTGCCGATGATCCTAGAACCCAAACGAAGACAGGTCTTTGTTACACGCCAGTTGGTCTCGATGTTATTTGGTGGTGTCCACTTGGCGCTCTCGTCATGAATGAGCAGCTTCAACTTCTCTCCATCATACGAGTTGTCTGCAGTGTTCTTCCAGTCGATAGACGTGTCGAGACCCTCGATATCCTCCTCGTTCTTGTCCATATTGTTGCGTGTAATCTTGGACGCAGGTACCCGGAATCCGAGCTCCGTCTTAGGCTTGTCCATACCGTCCTGCACCGGCTTGAAGAAGAACGGGTAATTTGTAGATATGGGAACGACCTTGTCCGTGAACATGATCTTGGCATCGGATCCGGTCTTAGACAGGATACCTAGCCTTGCATTCTTCGTAATGGTACCGATGTTCACCAGCTCGGATGAGCTCATAAACGAGAATCCAGAGCGCCTGTTCTTGAGGTAGCACATGCCAAAGCACCTTGTGTCTGCCTTGCAGGCCTCCCAGTAAATGAAGAATATGCGGTTAGACTCACGGAATTCCGGAAGACCGATGTCTATCTTTGTCCACTGGAGGTACATGTAGTGAGTACCGGTAATGTATGTTTTTTGCTTCTTGTTTAGGAACCAGAAGCCGTGCTCTCTCCTGTCAAACTCCGTCTCGATGTAGTCGACCCACTTGCCCTTGAACTGGTTGTCGTACTTGTTCCAGTCGAATATTGTCTTTAGCTTGGAAAGCTCCTTTGGATATTCTTGTGGGACCCACTTACCCCCGCGGTCCTCTACATGCTTTGGAAACGGCAACGCTATCTTCAGCCCGTTGATCTCGTAGACCGGTCCGATTGTACCGTCCTTGGAGATGACGATTACGTCGTACTTGGGGTTATAGCCGTACTCCCACGAGCCTGCCTTGTTGCCCTTGGTCAATACGTCCTTTGGTATCGGATCCTTTATGACCTCGTACAGCCTGCTCATTTAGAGAATCTTTCTGCAAATCCCTTCTTGGTCTCTACAGACGCAGATACCTTTGCCTCCGGCGTCTCCAGCATGTTACGCTCCTCCTGTATCCTCTTTAGGATATCGAATGCGTCCATGATGGCCAGCTTCTTGGTAGCCGCAGCGTTCTTAAGCTTGTCGGCAGACAGGTCCGTCTCTGAGTTATTGTTCAGGATCGGCTCCTTTGCTACCGCGATCAGCTCGTGTATAGCCTTCTCCGCAGCCTCTATAATCTTTTCTTTGAATTCTTTCTCGGTCATAGTGCCACGCATATGTTCTTGCTAAACATCCGGTACAGCTTCTCTCCGTCCACCGTGAACGGGTACTCGCTCTCCGGCTGGAAACTGATCGTGTCACCGTCCTTGAGCCCCTTAGAGTAAAGGTACTCATTTCCGTACTTGAGGATACCGACAAGCGGCGCTTCCATGTCAGTGCTCTTGATTATAGTGGAGTTATCGTTCTCCAATGGCTTGACCATGCAGTACGGGTGCGGCGCCTTCCAGACATCTTCGTGCTTGTACAAAAAGAACTGATCGAAGTCGATGAAGAAGGTCTTGTCCCTAAAGTGAGAGGGCCCGTACTTCTCCTTTCCACGTACATCGAAGTACTTTCTGAACACGTTATGGTGTACCATGAGTGTGTCACCGGGAACGATCTCCCCAGTGTAACCGATCGGAGTGGCGATGACCGTAGCAAATCGATTGGTTGCCGTGTGGTCCTCCTTTGATGAGCTCAGTATGAGCCCGTAATCTGTTGTGCTGTCGTAAAGCTTGTCGCCAACAGGCTCTACCACAAAGTAGAGCGGTGATTTCATTTTATTTAAAAGTCTATGTCGTATTCAATTGAGATTGGCATGTTGCTGTTGAAGGTCTTCCAAAGCATCATACCAGAGGCATTCTTGATCCAAACGGCTACGGTCCCGTCGTCTTTTAATAGCATGAGAGATATCTTGTACTCGCCACGCAACACGTCCTGACCAAGCACGTAGTGCATGGCATCAGACTTGTAGTCCTGGCCTATAGATACCTTCCTTACGATCATAACGCAACCCAGCCCGTAGACTTGTACTGATACGTCCCTTCAGTTGCGTCTGTCTGGTAAACCAACTGCCCGACAACTGGAGATACGATAGCGAGTCTCTGAGCTTGTGTAACTTTAGGAGCTCCCGCTCCGAATGTGTAGACAGCAACCGCATCAACGGTCGTGTTATTTGTCGCACCACCGGCGGGTGTGTTAGACATCAAAAGTTTCTCGGTACCAACTAAAGAGTTGTCTACCGTATAGTTGTTAATATTGCCCATCTTTTATTTCTCCTGTGTTTAGGTCGATAACAACGTTACCGTACTTCTCTTGCAATTCCCCTTGCAGGCTTGTCAACTCCTCGGCGGTGTTCTCAATATCAAAGATAAGAGCAGGCTTACGGTTGTTCAAGCGAGACAAGTTTACTTCAATGTCGGCGATCTCTTCTTTCAAGGTCTTTACCTTTGAGCTCAAAGATCTAAGCGATTCTAATTCTTGTGTTTCTAACGATTTCATTTAAGTACAAATCTAATGATAATAATTAACAATAACAAGGTACCGAAGCCAATTGCCAAAGATTTCCAGAATGGATCGTTCTTGTACGACACTGTCGGTGGCAAGCTGAAAGGGATCTTGGTGGTAATACGTACGGTATCTGACTTACACTTGGTGTAAATTTTAATTACATTATCCCTGCGGATCACCTTCGTATAGACAAAGCTGTCCTCTATTACGATCGTGTCATAGCACGTGGTAAAGAAGCTATCGGTAAGCACACGCTCCTTTGTTACAAACTGGGTGTCGTGTACCAGCACCGTATCCCTACTCAAGAGTAGTGATGGGTCTTTTTTAATTGCACGCTTAAGGTGCCAGTTGGCACTGCACGATGTGAGTAGCAATATAGCAACTGCGTATTTTAACATTTCCAGCGTTTACGTGCCTGTCTTAGGCGTGAGTTTGGATCTGCAGCTGCCTTTGGGAAGTCTGCCATCTGCCCAGCGCTGCGAGCACAGAATGACTTGCGCCTCTTTGCGTCTGCACTGCCCGCCTTGACCTTTCCCGTTACGGCTGTCTTTAGCTTGCTTCCTGGATTGGCCTTTCGATACGCAGCTACGCCCTTAGCAGTCATGCCTGCGCCCTTGCTCGTTGGCAAGTAGTTGGCACCCTTTCCGGTGGTAGTCTTTGCAATTGGCTTATCCTTCGGCATTTTTATTTGCAAATTTCTCAGCTCCAGTAATACCCAATGCCCCGATAACGACCCACTTTACTGCGTCAATAAGGTCTGGGCTGGGGCTAATTTCTTTTGGATAGAATATGTTCAGAACCATAGCGGAAAATAAAACAATCGCCCCCACGATCCCAACGACACGCTTGGAAGACACCTCTCCCTTGTCGCCCTTGAACATCTCTAGCATCTTTTTCATAAAGACTTCAACACTTGAGCCTTTGTAAGGATGGTCAATGACTCGTTCTCCTTTACAAAGTTTTTGAATACCTCCTTGTCGCTGTCGTCAAGGTCTAACTCGTCGCCGGCGTGAAGCTTGTTGGCCCATGACCAGAACTTAAGAGCGTCCCCCTTAGAAGACTGAATTAATGTTTGAGCAATGATCTTGCCCAAGTTTGCGTTCTCGATTTCCTTTCCGTCGAGGTCTACTACGTTTTTATTTAAGTTTATCATATGATTGTAAATCCTAGTTGATCGCACGCCCAGTCGATAACGTACTCGTCATCGGTTCCCCATCCTGCGTATGTCTCTTGGTCCATGGTCAAGTTCCCGTCAAGGATGCACTGTCCTGGAATTAGGGTAGCCTCCTCAGATGTAACCTGAGTGAATACCTGCCAGTAAAATGTAACAGACTGAGGGTCCATTGGAAAGTTAAGGGCAATGATGTCAAAGTACTTGCCAACGCCCTTAGTTGGAACTGTTACTGGTTGAATTTCTGTCATGGCACAAAGTTAGAAAATATTTACGACAATTCCACCACGTATGTCAA